GTCTAAAAACGACTGAATCGAATTAGTGCCACCGATATAGAGAATGTTATTGAGCTGAAATACTTCGTTGTTGTTGTCCGGTAGTTGCTCAGCGTCAAAGAATGAATCAACTTGAACCGTACCCGCAGCACCTACGTCCGAGAAGAACGCAACGCTCCCATCGCTCGGGATATAAACGAATCTTCCATTAATGTGCGTGACTGAATTGCACGGCACAATATTAGTGTTTCCTGATATATCGACCAATGTGTCGGACGTGTCCAGTGTGTACAAAGCGCCACCTGGAACAATGATGGTCGCTGTGTTGAATCCGTTCGCAGTCCTGACACTAGCCGTACCAGCAATAGTCCCTATCGTGGTGAACGTGCCCGTTAAAACATTGGTGATCTTAATCAGTGACTGTGAGGCGACCGCATATAGCCCGCCATTCCACTTAAATGAACCCCTTGCTACCAGCCCTGTATTTGAATTGAGCGTGAATCCGGGCCGCTGCTGGATGATACCGTTGTCGTTCCAGCAATTGCGTAAAGCCTTGCGGGTAAACGGCAGCTTGGTCGTGCCTTCAAGCCCTAACGGAAAGGCGACTTCACCCAATGGTTTCACCTTTATCAAAATACGTGCTGTCGTAATAACCGCCATTCCCTTGTCCCTTGGCCAGTGTCTCGCGCACTCGCTGCTTGGGTATGGTGGTGACTTTGTACTTTCGTTTAATCATCGCAGCACCTTTCACCGCGTTGACTCGTAATTGTGGGGATATCTGCGCGCCGGGATGATCTGGCTCAAGCAGTATCGCTAGATTTTCTACAATGTAATTCGTGATGCCTTGAGGTTCGGACAGTTCATCGCCTATGGCATTCAAAGGAACCGCGCCGGTATCAATATCATCATCCTGCAAGGCAGAGATATACGAATTCAATACCATCTTGCCGTTATCCAATGAATCAGGATTGGCAGGCTTCATCTTCGTGTGTGCGCCGATCTTCTGTAGCGCCCTTGTGACAATGTATGTGCCTGTAGACATTACTTAGCTGCCTTCTTTGCGGCTTTCTTAACTACCTTCTTCACTTCACGTTTCCAGCCCAGAGACTCAGCATACGCAATCGTTTCTGCGCTATCGTTAGTCTCGATTGTAGATCCGCTTGGACGTTTCCATTTAATACTCATGCTAACTCCTAAAGTGGGGCGAGCCGTTAAGCCCGCCCCGGTAGGTTAACTACTTACGCTGTACCGAACGCCTGACCCGCAAAGAACGGATTCAACGTACCAAAGGCAGGCAGAAGATCGAAGCGAACAGTCTGCTTATTAGCAGCACCGTCAGAGAACTTCGAGCAGCGCAGTTGGAGTCCGTCCGCTGTGGTAGCGAGGGTATCCGTGCTGTGCAGCTTCTTCAGCGCCACCGATGCAATGGTGAATGCGTCAGGATGCCAGAACAGGTTCGGCTGATAGGTAGTTGACGCCGCGCCCAACAGTGTACAAACGTCACTGGTAGTCGGTGAGGAATCAACCGTGTTGTAAGCGCCTGCCGCTTCGTAGATCGCGGGACCACTTACAACGATATTGCCTGCACCTGAACCGTTCAGCGTGACATCAGCAACAACTGTGCCGGAGTAAACGACATTCGCACCTGTCTGGGTCAGGATTGGTTCACGAGTCGACAGATTCAGTCGGTTACGACCCGTAATCCGCAACTGCTCACCAGCCTTAACAACCAGGTTAGCTTGAAACGCTGTTACCGGGAACGATTGCGTCATAGTGTCCTTGGCAGTGACATAAGTCACATCAGGGGCACCCGTCAGCGTACCGGCACGATCTGCACCAGCAGACGATGTGTAAGTCGGCAGAGTGGTCGCAGTTTTGACCTCAAACCCTGCAAACTTGCTCACGACAGTCGCGTTAGCGTTAGCCGATGCTGCCTGTGGGTTAACGCCGATAGTGCGCTGAACGTCCGCCAGTGCTGCCTGACTGAAAGGATTCAGAAAGTAGCACCACGACTTATCCATCGGAACACCGACAGACTCCATCAAAGCACCTGCATAAGCAACCTCGGACCAGGCATCAACACCTTGACCGTGAGTACCCTGCAACAGAGCCGTATTCTTCACTGCGTAAGCGGCAAAGTTGGTTTCCAGCTTGGTTACAAGACGGCGAGCAATTGAACCCCACATTTCAGACTTGTCGCCCATCTTCAAGGCTTCATCAACCTCGTTGTAGTCGACCGCTACCGTCAGGTAGTTCTGAACTGTGGCAGATGCCTTGCCGTTGATGATGTTCGAACGAGTGGTAGAGATATCACCAGTCGCCGTTTCCGTGACGATGTAGTCAGTCGGACGCTTAACGTCGATCACCGTACCCGATTGCGGATTGAACATCCCCGCAAAGAGCTGAGTGTTCACGTTCTTGGACAATACGCGATTGGATTCAAACGAGGGAATCGTTTTCTCCATGATCTTCCGCGTAAAGTTACTGTCAAAATTATTAGCCATGATTTAAATACCTATTGGAATGTAACACCTTCCAGACCGGCGGTGTTGCTTGTGATGCCTCTGCCTGGATCAACCGTTGTTTCAGGGTCGGGTGTTGTTTTAGAAGCTGGTCTGAGACTTGAATGTATCTCAAATTGCAGCGCGTCAGCGAAGGCTCTTGACGGGTTTGATTTGGCTAGTGCCGCGATCTGTGCAGTTTTACCGGGGTTAGCGCCCATCGATGCAAGTATCCGATGTGCATTTTCCGTGCTTGCAATCAATACCTGGGCGAAGTCGTCACCGATGATATCAACTGCATTTCCCTCAAGTTCGTCGTAGTTCTTTACCTTCAGAGAGTCCGCCCGCTCGTAATGAGCTCGGTTTATCTCAGCGGTCTGTCGCTGTTGACTTTCCTGAGTAGTATTCTGCGTAGTGCGTTCTACTATCTTCTGCGCTTCTTGGGCTGCAATCCGCGCTACTTCCTGCTGATTGTATGCCCGCTGTGCCGCTTTGAACTCAGCATCAGACCCTTCAAAAGTGTCCTCGTCTGGCTCAGTGATCGTTTCAGCTTGTTGGTCGCGGAGCTGGTACAGCTTTACCTGTTCCTTTAGTGCCTCCACTTCCGCCGTCACTTCATCAATCTCGGCGTTCTTGCTCTTGATGCGCTTTTCAAACCTGCCTATCCTTCTGGACTTCGGCTCCAAGTCCTTCGCGACTTCAATCTCAATGGGTTCGTCTTCATCAGCCTTTGCCTCTACCTCGCCGACCTCAACCTCAGCGACTTCCTCTGATCCCGCTTCTATCACGGTTTCATCAGTAACACCTACGTTATCGTCTTCAATGGTAAAGCCTTCTGGCTTAACTTCCACCGGCCCCGTTGTGATTTTATCTGCGATTTTTTCCGCCTGACTATCTATCTGCTTCATGTTTAACCTCATGGTAAGAGTGGTTTGCCTTTCGGCTCATCGGAGTACGTCCGGTGGCGTATTCTGGAAGTCATGCCTGACTGCCGGGAATTCTGTTTATTGCCTATCTATTCGGTATTGGCGTGTTCTGTGCAAAGCGCCTAAATACTTGCGCTGCTTGATTAGCCTGAAGCCTCTCGTTGATATCAACAACGACCTCGGCTGTTTTGGCCTTGGTTAACTGAGTATCAGCCTGAGTTTCCATAGCTTCTGCCATCGTCTTAGCACTGACAGCTTGCTGGCCTTGCGTCTTCGCGTTCAGGTTCGCGGCCTCGGCTATCTGCTGTTGTGCTGCCGCTGCAAGTAGATCCTCATTCGGGTCTTTCTGCTGCTGTGCCTGCTCAAGCATTTCTTTCTCGTCGTCTGTCTCAGCATCCACCAATCCAGACTTGATCATGTTCATCCGGTTCAGCTTCTTCAGAGGCTCAAGACCTGTGCCAGTGATGTTGTTAATCCACATCGATATAGCCGGGCCTTGCAAGGGATCACCTTCGGGCAGCTTCTCGATCAGTCGCTCAATACTCTCAACCGTGGCTTCCTGCTGTGTCTCGTAAGACTGACCGACATCAACCGTAGTGCTGAACCTTCCGCGTGATAGATCATTGATGTTGATTGCGTTGCCGTTCTGTGTGTCCAGCGTGACCTGGTTAAGCTCGACTGTTCTCAATGTACCGTCAGCAGAGATAGCCTTCTTCATCATTGAGCGAGTGTAGATATCACCCGCCTTTGATCGGTAAACCCTGCCCACTTGGGCCATTGACTCGATGATGTTGTTCGTGATGAACTGAGTGTTTAAGTTATCACGTTGTATTAAAGCGTTGACTGCCTTACCCGATACATTAGGGTTCAGCGCGTCTTGATTGTCGCCAGTCTTCTGGAGTAGATGATTTGTTATTACACTAATTGCCGCCATTGCAGACTGATCAACCATTGGTGGATCGATTCTACCTACAGGCCCGGTAGCTAATACATTGCCGTTATTATCTAACGCTGGGTTGATGACCTGATACGCCTTATTGGTGTTATCGGCTAACTCGTTCTCGTGCCCTTCAACCTGATCATTCAAGTAGATATTGATACTGTCAGCACTAGCAGCAGAGGTTTCAGC